GTTATATTCTTTGGTTCAATAAGATGGGGTCAAACCAATATGGTGTATCAAAATCTAATTGAACGATTAACTTGGATTGAAAATAGACATTCATCGTTAGGTGAAAAGAACGTTGTTGAAAATATTGAAACAGGATTCATTTGTGTGGGACAAAACTGGAATGGTGAAGAAGTGACTAAAGTACAAATGAAAGTTCATGAGTATTATGGGTTTAAACCAAATAAAAATTTATATTGGAATTGGCAGTACACTAAGAACTCAAACGACGAAACACAATCATCTTACAAGAAATCACATAAAAAGTTCATAGATGATATGGGTTTAGAAAATATTTAATAATATGAAAATTATCGTTTCAAAAGAAGACAAACAATATATTGATGAATCTATCCAATCGGGTGAGGTTTTAAAAGAAGACCTTAGAAGATGGTTCAAGGAGAAGTGGGTTGACGTTAGTAGAAAGGTTAAGGGTAAACATCCACCTTGTGGTAGAAAAGACGCTGACGGTAAATCATATCCAAAATGTAGACCCTCTAAGAAGGTATCAAAAGATACCCCTAAAACCGCATCGTCTTATAGTAAAAAAGAAAAGAAAGCGATGACCTCACAAAAAAGAAGAGCCGAAAAAAATGACCCTAAGGTTGGTAAGGGTAATAAACCCACAATGACACATTATAATGAAAGTATGGAAAAAAAATTAATTATACAGATAAGTGAAGACCAATTTAAGAGATTGTTCGAATATAACGAAGAAACTCCTGTTTTGATTTATGAGGATGAATTCGGTTCAATTGAAAGTACAGAATTTGAAGCTTATGGATTATTACAAGAGGCTGAATATCAAGGGCGTAAAGTTCAACTTGGAAAAATCATGCAAGGTGATGTTAAAAAGTTTAAAGTGTATGTCAAGAATGACAAGGGTAAAGTGGTTAAAGTAAATTTCGGTTTCGGAGGTAAATCTGCGAAAGGAAAAAGAATGGTTATTAAGAAAAATAATCCTAAGAGACGTAAATCGTTTAGAGCTAGACATAATTGTTCAAATCCAGGTCCACGTTGGAAACCAAGATATTGGGCTTGTAGAACTTGGTAATTAATAATATTTTACATCAACCCCACATTCAAGGAGGAGTTGGAGAGATTTCTTTTGAGATTCATCCCACTTCTCCTTATTTTTTGTAGTACACACCTCTTTACAGTAAACGGTTTTAATTCCACTGTTTACTATACCTCTAGCACAGTCCATACATGGTAATCCCGAAGTAAGATATATGGTAGAATTTTTTAATGGTGTTCCTACACGGGCAGCATTATAAATGGCGTTACGTTCCGCATGTTCGAACCAGAAGTATTTTTCAGGTCTTTCCTGACGTTCTTGTTTAGAGTCATCCATTCCCCTTGGAAACGAATTATAACCCGTAGAAAGGACCTCATTATCGATTCCTACTATAACCGCACCTATCTGTGTAGATTGATCTTTAGATTTAAGTTTAACCTGTTCAGCAATGTTTAGAAAATACTCAGTCCAATTCATTATATTAATTTTATTTTTGACCAATACCATAGCCGATTATCTGAATATCTGTTCAGTGATTTAGCTTCTTTTTTTTCTGTTAATTTTCCAATCTGTACTAAATCGGATTGATTTCTAATATCAATTCCCACATTAAACCCCCCATCACATTTTTCATAAACGGTATTATTCATTGGAGGTTCATATTTTCCCTCATCATCCAATTTCAATACTTTAATCATTTCATCCTTCTTCATTTTACACTCAATCCCTCTTGAGTATATCATTTTTTCAAGGACATCCAATCTTAGTTTACTATAATCAACTTCACCCATGGTGCAAATATAAGAAATATTCTGGTATATACCAAAAATAAAAAACCCCCGATTTCTCGGGGGTCTTTCATATTATACATTTAAGATTATCTTAAAGTGTCTAAGCTAAATGTAGCTAAACCATGTACATCAATCACACCAAAGTAACGGTTGTTAACCATTTTCTTAGCGTATCTAGTCATGATACCCTTGATTGGAGTGAAGTTAAATGGATTGTACATTGTTGGAGTTAATTGTAAAGGTACATACGGAGCGTAGATGTAACCAGCGTCCAATAATGATTTACCTTTGTGTCCAATTAAGATTTTACCAGCTGGTAAATATGGATCACGGTATACTTGATAACGTCCAGCAAGTGTACCTACTTTCTCAATACCCATGTTGTATGAATCTTGTTCAGGATGAGCATTTGATACGTGGAAATACTCTAAATCATCGAATACTGCAGAAACTTCTGAAGATACAACGATCCAGTTAGCACCACCTCTTAAAGTAGTTTTGTGGATTTGAGCTGAAATTTGATTAATCTTAGTGATTAATGTTTGGTTCCAGTCTTTTTGAGTGTAACCAGCGAATGAATTACCGTTGTTACCGTATTTCCACTCGTTGTAGTCCCACTTAGCTTTCCAAGCCGCACCTTTACGTAAGTCACGTAAAATTTCACGGTCGATTTCTGCTGCGATTTGCTCAGATAATAAAGCTGTTAATTCAGCTTCAGCATCGATGTTGTGGAATGCACTAACGTCTTGAGCCAATTCAGGAGACCAGCTAGCTCTTAATTTTCTTTCAGTTACAGAAACTGTTACTGATTGTAAATCAAAAGTTACTTCACCGATTTCTTCTTCGAATTCTAATGATTCGTATAAACGGTAAGTTGCTGCGAAGTCAGTTTTTGCTAAAGGAGAACCAGTTACTGCGTAACCAGAGAAACCTGAAGTAGCATCATATGCTTCTAAATCAACACTTACGTAGATGATACCTTCAGCATCACATACATTATAGAAAGAACCTGTTGTACCGTTAGCTTGAGCACCATACTCAACTACACCCTTACCGTATTTTTGAGTTACGATATTGAATGGTAAAGCTGCGAAACTTGCAGTGTGACCACTAACTTGAGGACAAGAAACTACTAATGAAGCTAAGAATTCTTCAGTATCCATTTCGTTACCAGCAGGTCCTACTAATTTACCAGCACCAGCTGCTGTGAAACCAGAGATTTTCAAGATTACACTTGAAACTGTGTTACCTGTTCCAATTGCACTTGCTGCTCCAGCAACACCATTAGAGAAAGTTACTAAATCTACAATAGTTAAAGACTCAGAAGAGAATTTACCTTTAGAGTAATCAAATAAACCTTGGTCATTTGCGTCAGACGCTTCGTAGAAACGATCGTAAAGGTTTTTACCAGTGAAGTCACCGTTTCCACCTGCGTTAGGATAACCATAAGGTGCTCTGTGATCAGTACCACCATCTCTTTCAGAGATTTTAGGGATAAAGAAGAACAATTTACCAATTGGTAAGTTCATTGCTTGTACTGAAACGATGTCGTTTGCTAATAATTTAGAGAATACACGACGGATAATTGGGAAAACTACAGTCTCGAAAGAACCTGAAGCATCTGTTGTAGCAGCTTCGTTGATTAAGTGTGACGCTTGGTTTTCATACAATTGCGCGATGTTATCTTTTTGGTGACCGTCAAGACCTTCTAAAAATCCTAAGTCATCCCATTTTTTGATGGTATCTTCTTTGATAACACGAAGGTGCTTAAGACCGATGTTACCTACCATACCTGATTCTAATAATGCTCCCATTTTAAAATATTTGGTTTTTGTTTTTTTTATTTATTATTTTATTTTACTCATTAAATCTCTCATTCTCTTGAACTGAGGTGCTTCATAAGCTTTTGACTCAGATAATACTTCTTGAGAAGAAGATGTTGATGGAGTGTTAGAGATTTTATCAACTACTGACTCAGTTACCGGTTTTTTAGTTCCTAATTCAGATTTTATTGTATTGAATAAGCCCTTAGACTCGTTCATTGTCGAAACTGAATCAAATCTCTTTAAAATGTTCAATTTCTCCTGTTTTGTTGTTGAATGCTCTGTGAACAGACGAGTTGCGTAAGCTAAGTTTGCGTTAAACACAGCAACTTCGTTAAGTTTTTCTTTGAAAAGAACTAAAGCTTTCTTGTACTCAGCGTTTTGCTTTTTCAATGTTTCAACTTCTTCGTTCATTTCATGACGACCAGCCTTGTATTTTTTACCTTGGTTAGCCGGAGTTCTAACGTCGTTAGCAAATGTTCTTGCTGCTTCAGTCGCTTCAACTTCTTTAGAGTCTTCTTCCTCTTCTTCAGTAGCTTCTACTTCTTTAGAGTCTTCTTCCTCTTCTTCACCTAATTCGATTTCATAGATAGTCTCTTCTTCCTCTTCTTCCTCACTGTCAGAACCCATATCATCCATTTCTGGTGCCATGTCGTCTGCCATAGGTAAAGATTCTTCGTCAAGATCATCGTCTCCATCTAATTTGATGATGTACTCGTCATCACCCAAATCAAGTTCTACGTTATCTCCATCTTTCTTAACTACAATACCATCTTCAGGTTTCATAGCTTTGAAAATTTTAAGTACCTCTTCATCAGATGCACCTGTCATGTCCATAACATCATCGTCCATTCCCATGTCGTCAGCGGCAACATCATCCATAGATGAGTCGTCACCAGCGTCGTCCATTGAAGGTAAATCATCACCACCAACTTCTGAGTCTAATGAATCAATGTCTTTACTTGGGTCTTCGTTATCGAGGTCGTCAACATTTTCAGAATCATCGTCTGATTCGGCATCGTCTGCCTCATCTTCAGGTTGTTCTGACATATCATTTGGTTCCTCACTTTTAGAAATAACATCTTCTGATGTTTCTTCCTCTTCTTCCATTTCTGATTCTTTAAGCAATTGATTTAGTTCTTCCTTCATTGTTGAAGCAAGTATACCCTTTGCATTTTGCTTTACGGCTTCCTCAAGATTTTGTACTTGAAGTAACGCTTGTTCTAAAATAGATTTTTCGCTCATTTGTGCTGTTTTATTTTAATATAAATACTTAGTTTTTGATAAAAATTTAGATTTTAATATTCCGAACCCCATAAAATTGATTATTTGGATAAAAATTTATCCAATCCACCCATCAATTTTTTCATTCTATCATCCAATGCTGGTTTTTCTTCAATACCTTCTTGGTATTGGTCTCTTTCGGATGGGTCTGAAAAAATATAAGCTCCTGGTGTTGATGGTGAAGAAACTAAGTCAAAACAAACTAATTCAAAGTCGTCTTGTACTATGTTTTGACCTCTAACACTTTTCAATGAACCAACCCCTCTAGATGATATACCTAAAGTTGCTCCGTTCATTAATAACATTGCTGCTTGGTCACCCTTGGTAGAAACAATACCCATCTTTCTCCAACCTGGAGATGTGAATAATTTAATTTTACCCATAAGGATTTTACCGTCCCACCAAGTCTCAAGAATTGAGTGTGAAACCCTATCTAAATCGATAAGTGAAGATGAAGGGTGGTTTAATTCATTTAAAGCACTTCCCTTCTTAATAAGAGATTGATATTTTTCGTTTTCCCTTTTAAGTAATGTTTCAGGATAAATCCTTCCGTTCTTATTTGGGGTATCGTATTTTTGTAAAACGGCGTAAAGGATAAGGTCTTGTGAAAAGTCCATATCCTTTGCCTCCTTTAATACTTGTTTGTTTTCGTCGGGAGAAACATGACCAGCATCATATTCTATCAGTATACCTTTTCCCGTTTCGTTTGGACCTAATATTTTCATTTATAGATTAATATTCCTATAAATACATTAGAATCCGTATTATTTTTTAGTTTTGTAAAAATTGAATAGTTTTTTCTCTTGTAATCCCAAGTCAACTATATCCTCAATTAGTTTTTTTACCGTATTTTTTAGTTCTTTAGATTTCACATCAAATTGCTTATCAACGTATAATGTAACCTCTAAATTCATAAATGACCTCTTTTCTAATTTAATTCCTTTAGTTCTAATATCTAAATCAACGATTGATTGTTCTTTAAAAAAAGGTGTTTTTAAATTATATACTATTTCTTTTATTTTTCTTCTTGACCTATATATGACGTGGTCAAAATCGTCAGTTTCATTTTCGGGTTGTAACCAAGAATTTAATTTTAAATAAATTGTTTTTAAATTTTTAAAATCTACGGTTCCGTAACCGATTTTCACATCGTTATATTCCCCTAAAGGAATATATTTTCCTGTTTTCATTAATTTTTCATGTTATTTTTATTTTATGGTGTTATTAAAAAATAAGGAAAAAAAATCGTAAAACCAAAAAATTTTTATATATTTGTGATATACTTATATTTTATGATAATAATAAATCTTTCCAAAGAAAAAAACATAGAAAGTGCGTTAAGAACTTACAAACAAAAAGTTCAAAAAACTAAGCAAATTCAGAAGTTAAGAGAAAGACAAGAGTTTGTGAAACCTTCAGTTAAAAGAAGAAAAGAGGTTTTGAAAGCGGTCTATGTTCAACAAATAAAAAATGGTCTTAATTAAGACCATTTTTTAATTCTGTTAATCTGTAATAATTTATTTTGGACGTGTCCATTGATTGGACCTCATTTTTAACCGAATTCAATTTACTATTAAATTCCACATCTTTCGATTCTGTTAATATTGTTTCTACTTGGGTTAAAATTGATTCCTTTAATTCTGTGGTTTTAGTATTTAATTCGTCATTTGACATTGATAAAATATTCTTTAATTCTTCTTTTTGCGATTCATTTAAAGTATTTGAATATAACACGTTAAAGTTGTTTGCTAAAACTGTATGTAAAAGATTTTCATTTGCTGAGTAAGTTGATTTTTCAGATTCTTTGATTTCTTTTTTAGTTGTTAAATGTTCTACTAATTTCTTTTTCGCAATTACTTTTTTGTCAATGTTATTTAATGTTTCATTTTCCAATAAGGTATCTAATGTTGTATACAACTCATTTTCATTGATTTCTACTTCACCTAATTTCTCATTTAATGAATTACAAATTGATTGTAGGTTGCTTGATTTTGATTTCAAAATTGAATTTAATTCTTCTACATACAATTTAGCAACTTCTTTATCTTCAAAGTATTTGTTCTCAATTTCTTCATAAAACAAATACATTTCTTTGAATTCTTTGTTTTCCTTGATAGTATTAAGAATAGACTTCATCTCGTTCTTGTTTTGAGATGAATATGATTCTGTCAATTTCTTTAAAATTTTGGTCTTAATTACCCCTATTTTGTTCATTTTTAATCGTTTAAAATGTCTTTTATTTTATTTTCTATTTCATAAATATTCTGTTGCGCCTTCTTCATATCAAATAAGTGTTCGAAACTTAAATCTTCTTCACCCAACATACCTAATATTTTAGATTTTCTCGATTCTGATAATGGAGCTTCTCCCCCTTCAGATCCACCTCCTCCTGATGGTGGTGGCGGTGCCCCTCCCATATCCATTCCTCCGCCTTCACCTGACGCAGCCTCCATAGCCTTTTCTCTTTCCTCTTCAGGTATTCCGTATTTAGCATCAACGTCATCAAATATTCCTGAACGTTTAATGATATTTTGTGTATTAGTTAATTCAAATCCCATGGCACGTTCTAAACGTTGTTGTTGTAAATCTAAAATAACTTCAGAATCACTAAATCCAAGAATGTTTTTCTTTGCCCATGTATGTGATACTGGTAAGATACCAACTTGTGATTGGTCAGATGTGGCGTCCTTATAAAGTGTCACTTTCTCTTTCCACGTTTCAATACGTAATAAGTCAGACTGTGCCGACGGATTAGTTAATGATAATTCAAAATTACTTAATTCATCCTCTAAACCTAAAAGGTACAAATGAACTAAAGCAATTTTATTTAATTCTTGTATTAAAGATTTTTGAATTCTATTGATAGTTCTAGCAAAACGAATATCCATTAATGCTAAAGTCTTACCCTCACCCACAACTTCTTCAAATCCTAAGAATGCTTTTGGTATACGTAATGCAGCAAGTAACTTCTTTTGGATATATTCAATATCCGCAATTTCACCTAAGTTTTGTGCTCCGGGTAAAGTTTCAATTGGATTAGTTTGTGATGGGTCACGAACAGGAATGAAATAATCTTGGTCTACTGCCATTTGATTATATCTCATATCTACTTGACCATTTCTTGAATCAACGATTTGGTCTCTCTTAAATTTATTTGCTACACGTTGTACATATGGTTCAATATCCTTATCGTCCATATTACCAACGAATACTTTGAATACACGTCTTTCAGGTGCTCTTGATGTTCTGTAAATCAACATAGCATCTTCAGCAAGTAAAAGTTGTTTCCATATTCTTCTAATCTTATCTAACATAGAAGTACCGTAAGGTAATTTTCTATCATCACCTAATAATCTAAAGTGAGCAATTTCCCAAGATTGAAACTCCATGTCTTTATTTTTCCATGTGAATCTTAATTCTCTTGTTGGTACTTTAACATCAACATTATTACCAGGTGTTTTACTAGCAGCACCTTCGATTCTTTCTATCTCAATATTTGGAAGTTGTTGACAACCAATAATACCTTTTTCAGGATCAACTTTTAAGTAAACAAAATCATCACCGTATTTACAAACACCTCTCGCCCACATTTGTAGGTTAGTGTTGATGTCTAATTTTTCTTTAAATAAATCTTCTAAGATTGCTTTGATTCTATCTGATTCAGAATAGATAGTTAAAATTTCCCCTTTTTCAGATAGTGTTGTTGATTCTTCTGCGTATATGTCTAAAGCCGCCGAAATCTCTGGTGTAAATTCCATAGATTCATAATCATAATATGCTGCGAGTCTGTTTGGTTCGTAATATACTGATTGGTTATAAAGAGATTGGTCTAATTTAGCGAATTTATCAGCAATGTAAGAACTTTGTTGTGCTTGTAACATTGCCTTCTCATAATCTTCTCTATTGTCCGTCTTTAAAAGTTCGTCTTTACTGAAATTAAAAGATGGGGTATCCTCTGGTCTTGTTTGACCGGGAAAACCGAACATTCTCGTTAATTTCTGAAAAACAGTAAGATTTTGATCTGCCATATGTATATAAATAGTTTTCTTTACAATATAAACTTTTTTATTTGAAAATAGTAGTTTATTTTCTTTTACTGAATAACCAAGAATATTCAGAATAAGCCTCTTTTGGAGCGTTAGTCATATTATTTTGTCGATACGACGGATTATCAATACCCATCGAACCTATTTGGTCAAAACTACTTCCGTATGAGTAAAATGATTTATTTGGTTCATACGTTCTTTCAGATAACATCCATGAATCTAACATTGCTTTATTTTTAGATTCATTTCTTTCTAATTGATTAAAACATATATCACCAGCATAAAGTGCCATTGACATACTCATAATAGCATCGTCATGAGCACCCTTCATGTGGTCAGGTCTACCGTTAATATAAACGAACGTATTAAGTTCATTTAATAACCTATTTGACCTGATAGCGAATCCTTTTCTAACTTGTTCTTCAAACGCAGCAACAATTTGAGTTCTTTTGTTGTTGAAATTTAATCCGGGTATCTTCTCCATTGATTTCTTATTGTATTCCCAAATATTCTGAGTATTAATACCATCAATGTATAAATTCTTGTAATTCATTTCTTGTAACTTCCTCGAAGTGGCAATACCCATACCACCCGTAATATCAATTACGATAAAAGCGTTTCCATATAGGACCCCCCATTTATATGCCACTGAAGCCAAATCATCAGGAGGTATTTTACCGATATATTCTAAAACTTGTTCTCTGTCATCAAAATCTACTATATTGATTGATGAAAAGTCTTCACTATCACCTCTACTAACGTCAACACCCATAATATAACGATGACCAACTTGTGGTTCTTTCCATTGCCACAATGTTGCTTGCATGTATTTTTCGATAGGCTGTCTAATCATATTCTTGGCAATGTTTTCTTGGATTTCACCTGGTATAACACCGTCCCCTGAACCTAAGAAGTCACATTCTAATTCCTGAGCAATTTTACGTCTATCGTACTTGAATTTCTTAGACATTGACTCAAACCAAGATGAAAATGGTTTATAACCTTGTTCGTGATATTCAACATATTTCTCTATGTCGAAATCATACATAACCACTTCATCATCATTATATTGTTCTCTGTTTAACATGTAATGACATATATCATTACATTTAACCCAACGTAAGTCTTTGGTATAACGAGGGTCTTTAAACCATCTTAAATCTGTGATATGAAAATCATTCACTCCTCGAACCGCTTGGTCATAAACACCGTAATAGATAGGGTCATAACCATTTGGAGTTGAGATAAGAATAATTTTACCTCCCGTAGATAGGGACGCCATAGATGCCGCCCAAAAATCTTCACCAGCTTCAATATACGCAGCCTCATCAAATACGAGTATAGTTGGTGTGTAACCACGTAACGCATCCGCAGATGTTGCTACCGCCTTAACCTCACATCCATTATTCAATCTAAATCTACTTTCAGAGTTTTTATCGGGTGAGAATCCAACATTAATCCATTCAGGCCATTGTTCTAAAAAGTTTCTAACCTTATTGGCCATTTCCACCGCAGTATCACGTTTGTTGGCAATTAATAGAACTCTTTCAGGTTCATCGGGTTTTGCGGTTTGTAATTTCTTAGAAATCCAAGCGGCGGTTACAGTCGTAACACCGGCCTGTCTATATTTTCTTGTAATGTTCTCATTATATTTTTCATAATCCTCAATCAATTGAATTTGGTCAGGGAATAATTGTAATGGGACATACTTTTTCTGCGTGTTATCATAAGTCTGCAAATACGTTTTCAAAGCGTATGGTGCATCCTTCATGATTTTAGCATATTCTTTTAGTTGTTCTATTTTTGAATTCATATACTGTATAAATAGAAAAAGGTGGATTAACCACCTTTCTTATTAATCTTCATCATCATCCTCAGGTCTTCGTATCC